GTAGGTGTTGGAACTGTTAATACCTGAAATAATTTGTCCTCAAAATCACTAGCATTTAATCCTGTACCACTTGGTAGGGTGACAGATGATAATTCAACGATATCTCCAACAGCCAGATCATGATCGCTTGTTGTTGTAATAGTGCATGTTTTGACTGATGTGCTATCTGTTGCTAATGTTGAACTTGTCAAGGTATCAACGACTCCTGCGTTATTACATCTAAAAGGTGTGATATCAAAAAGCTGTCCCTCAAAATATAAAAGTAAAAATTTATCTGTTCCTATCGCAACATATCTGTTTCCCTCTGTATCAACAAAAGCGTGTTGTTTTCTAGCAACACCAACAATAGAATCAGATAATAATGATTGCCAACCACCAACTTTTTCTGGCAAACCATATCTAAATCTAACATTATCAGAGTCGACCCAACGACCCTCTGCACCAACACTTGTGTCCTGTTTGTCAATTCCTGGAGCAAACTTGATTTGAGTAAGCGGCATGTTTTACTCCTATATAGTGTAATTGCTTGATTTTATTTGCCAGCCTTTTGTAGCAGTTGTAAAGATTAATGTAACGCATTCATTGTTTGAATCTAAATCTAAATCAGATGCATTACCTCGAATATTAGATCCGTTCCTTGCAACCACACATTTGTTAGTCCCAAAACCATTAGATGCAGATACATCCATTATTGTTACCTCATCACCCTGTGCAGGGGACGCTGGTAATGTGATTGTCACAATATTTGCAACTGTATCTACGCCGATCTGATCTCCAGCTACTGCCGTGTATGTTGTCTTACTAGCTGCAGTTACTTCTGTAAATCCTTTTTCCATCATAGCTAAAGTTGTGGCTGGAACACTACCTCTAGAATAAACCAAAACTTTTGCACCCTCTGGCAAAGGCACCTGTGTGGATGCACTCTGACCTTTTGTTAATATTTTTATTGTATGACTGTCTGCGGCACCACCTCTGGTAGTTCCATCTTCTACAAAAAATACTCTGTTAGCATTACCACCTGTTGTAGATGCTGGCATTGTTAAAGTAGCATCACCTGATAAAGTTCCTATAACTTTTATGTATAGATTCTTACCATTAGCGGTTGCGTCTCCGTCAGCTAAACTTAACTCAACATCCCCTGAACTTAGAGTTACCTCTACATAACCCGAAACTGCTGTCTGTAACAATTGTAAATTAGTATTTGTAATTGCTCCCCATAGACCAGCTTTCTCACCTGTTGCTACGAGTTCTAATGATAAATCTGATGAAAATGTTGATGCCATATTAATAAGGTTTTATTGGTGTCCAAACCATTGTTGCTCCTGGTACTATATCGTTCCACGTAATAACTCCTGGTTCTACTGTATCTAATGATAGAGCATTACCAGTAAGATCTACATTTGTCGTGGTAGAAATTGTAACATTTCCTGTAGCCAAGGTCAAGTCAACACCTGAAGGTAAAACATCTATATCTATGTTAACTTCTACATTGCCTGTATTTAAAGTTACTTGAGATCCTGTAACTGTGTGATCTACATCTGTTCTAATAGTTAAAGTTCCAAGTCCTAATGTAAGTGCATTTGGATCTAGTTCTTGAGTTACTGCATCTGCAATAATACCTGCGCTACCAATACTAATTGAAACCTGATTACCTGTTACAACGACTGAAACATTTCCCTCAGTTGTAGAGGTTGCAAACGGTAATGTTGATATTGCGTCAAATCCTAAACTCATAAAATTCCTTAAAAGGAGGCTGCGTGGTATGTGGTGGTGACACAGCCCCCATCTAAGAATTATATCATCGATTAAACCAATAAGGAAGACCTAAATGTGGACGCCTGTCAAACATATTGTTTTTAGCCCCTGGTGTTTTACGATTGTTATAATGCAGAAAAACTTGTACACATTCTGTGCCTTTGAATTTTTCTCTCCAGTGTTCTAGCTCACAACCAGAATAAACCAGCATATCTCCTGGTTTTAAATCTACTTTAATGCCTTTTGCGTTACTAGAAGTAGTAACTCCTTTTTTACCACCATCATGTTCAGCCACACCAACATTTTCATTAGGGCTTAAATATATAGGCCAATCATCACCACCCAGATTCATTGTTGTAGATATCTCACAACTAAATCTATCTTTGTGTCTTTTAAGTTCATCACCTTTTTTATATATTCTTGCATATGTATATGCAGGGTATAATTTTAATCCTGTTGCTTTTTCCATATCTGGTTGACATTTTAACATTAAAGTTTCCATAGCAATGTTAGCATATTGAGAATAAGTATTTGGTATTTGACTATTTGGTCCCTCATAAAAACCTATTATATGTTCAAAAGGCGAGATATATCTTTCTTTAGTACAAGTATCAAATACTTGTTTTTGCATTCTAAAATAATTTGCAACAAAAGTAGCAAGGTCTTTTGATATTGCTTTACGAATAATTGTATACTTTTTCTTTTTAAACATCTTTAGCCATTTCTTTTGGAATAGCTTGTATATTCCAATGTATAAATCTAAACGGTTCTTTGCCGTGATCTACTGCATATTCGTGTTCTAAATATCCTGGAAATATAATTAATGTTCCAGGCTTTGGACGTAAATGAAATTGTTCGTGACCAGGCCATACACCCTTTAAGTCTGGTTTCATTTTTAATTTTGTACATCTTGCACCGGTTTTGGGTTCATGAAATATTGGAAAAGAAGTTTTATCACTACATTTTAAAAAATAAAAACCAGATACGTGTTGATTCCAGTGTATATGTGCAGAATGATGACCACCACCTTTTTTAGCAAACTCTTGTACCCATAATTCAGAAAACACGGTTGCATATTGTGACATGTCATAACCTTGATGATCTAAATATTCCCAAGACTTTTGACCAATGTAAGTTCTAAAATCTAAAAAATCATTATCATTTGTTAGTGGTGTTGAATGATATGATCTTCCAAAATCACCAAACTTTTTTATATATTCTTTTTCTCTTTTACGAGCATCACTAATATATTTGTTGCTTGCTTTATTTAATGACTTAACAAACTCTGGTTTTTCTTCACTCCATATTACAGCTGGAAAATAACTATTTATAAACATTATTTAAAAGGCCTCCCTAAATGCCATACCACAAGACTATATCTTGTGCCTGA